TCTCACATGTCAAGCTTTATCGACTACATAGCCTACCTAATCTCCATCGACTAACCAGTAACTGATTACTACACAGACTTTGGAGACTACATAGCCTGCATTGTCAAGCATTAACTGCATTGACTAATTAGTTACTGATTATTACATAGACTTTGGAGACTACTTAGTCTCTAATGTCAAGCACTAACTACATAGACTAATTAGTTACTGATTATTGCAATGCTCTGGAGCTGTGTAGTTCGGGAGGGGTCGATTCGAGGGCGGGGGAGGCTTCTGGTGAATGTGACGGAGTACCGGTAGGCTGTCAAGTTTACTAAATAGCCAATATAGAAACTGTGGGTAATAGGTTATATAGCCTATCATGACTACCTGTTGTCAAGCCTATGTAATTATTAGACTAATTAGCCCTGCGGAGGTATTTTCAGGCAGAAATGGCCCGCCTAGAAAGGTGTAGGGGTAATAGTTGCTATAATTTACACACTAAGAAGGATGTATGAGTAGAAATAGCTTGACTTTACACTAAAAGTATGATATACTCTACTCCTTTGAGTAACACAGACTATATAGACAGGGTTGACCAACAACCTTGATGGAATCAACCAACAATAGAATATTATTTATTGATCCCTTATATACATCAACTCATTGTCATGACGACAACACAGTCTATATAGACTATAGAGGCAATTGATGACCGAAAAGAAGAAACGTGTAGGAAGACCTACTAATAAAGAACTTGACGCCAACACTAATGGTAAGAGAAACAAGGTTGGACGACCTCCCGGCGTAGCTGCTGCTCTAAAAGAGTATACCGCTATGATGGTAACTAGCCCTAAGAGCAGAAAGGTATTGCAGAAGATACTTGATGCTGCTATAGATGATGATCATAAGAATCAAGCCGCAGCTTGGAAGATAGTAGCTGATAGAATAGTACCTCTGGGTATGTTTGATACAGGTGATGCTAAGAAGCCTAGTGGTATTAGCATTACTATTAACACAGTTGATGCTCAAGAAGTCATTGTAGAAGAAGCTGAATATGAGAAGGTAGACGACGATGTTTGAGTACTTCGACATAGAAGAGTTTGATTGTCAGCATACAGGGCTAAACGAGATGGATCATCAGTTCATCTACAAGCTCGACGCTCTCAGAGAGGCTTGTGGTTTCCCTTTCGTTATAACCAGTGGCTACAGATCTCCAGATCATCCTGTCGAGGCTGTTAAAGCAAAGGGTGGTACGCATACACAAGGTATCGCAGCAGACATACGAGTTAGAGGAGGCGTACAACGCCGTCAGCTCGTCTCTGAGGCACTTAAACTAGGCTTTGGTGGGGTAGGTACAGCTAAGACCTTTATTCACGTAGACGACCGCATAGGCCCTCCTGTGCTATGGATATACTAAGAAGTTAGGAAAATGTTATGGTTGAGATCAGTATTGCCCTTGCTGTTGCTTCTAAGGCAGTTAGTGCCATACAACAAGGTTTTAAGATGCACAAGGACGCGTCGGAACTAACATCTCAGTTTAGTCAATTCTTTGATGCTAAGGATGACATAGCCAAAGCAAGAGCAGAGGCAGAGAACACCACACTAAGTAGTAAGGTATTTGCAAAGCAGTCAGTTGAGAGTTACGCACTAGAAGTAGCTCTTGCCGAACACAAGACTAAAGAATTAGAGAAGCAGTTACGTGAACTTTTTGTCTACACAGGACAGAGCGAGGTTTATAGTCAAATGATGAGAATACGGAAACAAGAGAGAAACAGGCGCTTAATTAACGCCAGACGAAAAGCCGAGCAGAAACGATTTGTAGCAGATCTTATGCTAATTGGAGGCGGTTTAGTAATAATTACAGTTCTTCTGGGCATGTTAATGTATAATCTTGTAAAATAAAGGGTAAGAATATGCAACACATTATAGTATTAGTAGTGGTATTTTTTGTAGCTAATGTAGTTTATGGAGCAGCTCCGACGTACAATAGCGACATAGCTTTAATTATAAATGACAACTGTGTAGTCTGTCACCAAGCAGGTGGCGTAGGCCCAATGCTCCTAACAGACTATTCACAGGTACGTCCGTGGGCGCCTCTGATCTCCTACAAAGTAATGACTAGGGAGATGCCTCCGTATGCTTACGACCACGGTATTGGTATCCAAGACCTAGAGGGTGATTGGAGACTAACTCAGTTAGAGATAGACACAATAGTGGAGTGGGTTGATAACGGAAGTCCACAAGGTAACGTAGACATCCTACCACCATCCGTTATAGTACGCGATCCAACAGAGTGGAACTTTGCTGCTGATCTAGGACAACCAGACATCATAGTTGCTTCAACGCCAATAGACATACCGGCTAATGGAGCAGACCTGTGGAGCAAGCACACAGTCCCTACCGGCCTGACAGAAGATCGTTGTATTAAGGCTGTCCAAGTCAAGCCCAGAGGAGACGCCAGAGCTGTTGTGCATCACGCTAATAGCTCTGTACTTGTTGACGGCGAAAACAAAGGAATGCTAACTGAATACGCTATGGGCAAATGGGGAGAGATAGTACCTGAAGGTGTCTGTCGTACTCTACCGGCTAATGCTGAGGTGTCTTGGGACATTCACATGTTTCCGGGAGGCGTAGGAGCTACAGCAGCAGGATTGGCCGTCAAAGACAACGTAGTCGAGATAGGCTTATGGTTTCATGACGAATCCTCCTCAGAGTCTCTAATATACAAGCAAGACCTGTCCCTATATCGTATATCTGACCAAGCTAACATTGTCATACCGCCTAACGGCTACTTCATGACACAGGGTATGCACTCTTTCGATCACCCAGTTAGAATCGACAGCTTCCAACCGCACGGGCATCTGCGTATGAATGCAGCCTCCTTTGAGATATTCTATCCTGAGACGGGCAAGACTGAACAGATCAGCCAAGTCTCAAAATGGTCTGCTACGTGGCATCATAGCCATATTTATAGCGCAGATGTGGCTCCGCTAGTTCCGGCAGGGGCTGTTCTAATACTGAAGCAGTGGTACGACAACACAACTGATAACCCGAATAACCCTGATGCAGATATGTGGGTTGTTGGAGGCTCCAGAACAGGCGATGAGATGACTCATGCGTGGATTGCAGTTACACACCTAGACGATGAAGGTTTTGACACTATGACGGCTAAGCGACTCTAAGATTAATACAGAGCTAAACATATCGCTATTACCGTGGCAAGAGACTTGCTGGAACTCTAAAGAACGGTTCCAAGTCATCGCAGCAGGTAGACGATGCGGTAAGACTGAGTATGCTGCGTACCGCCTCCTAGTAGCTGCACTGACTGCTAAGCGAGGCGAGACATGGTATGTGGGTAACACACAGGGACAGGCTAGAGACAACCTCTGGAACAAGCTACTAGAGATAGGCGCACCAGTGATCGTCAGCAGCCACGTGAACAACTTACAGCTTACCCTTATCAATGGGCAGCGTATAACCCTGAAAGGCTCTGACAGGCCTGACACGCTCCGTGGCAGCTATCTTAACTTGGTAGTCTTGGACGAGTACGGAACGATGAAGCCAGAGACGTGGGAAGAGATTCTACGACCTGCTCTAGCTGATCTACGCGCACCTGCTATATTCATAGGTACGCCGTGTGGCCGTAACCACTTCTACGAGCTGTACAAGTTTGCAGAGCTAGGTGGAGATGATGACTGGAAATCCTATCACTTCACTAGCCATTCTAATCCGTTCATACACAAGGATGAGATAGCAGCAGCTAAGAGGACTATGTCGTCCTTCGCCTTCAAGCAAGAATTCGAGGCGAGCTTCTCCGCAAGAGAAAGCGAACACTTTAAGGAAGAGTGGCTACTGTTCAACGACCATGAACCGACAGGCGGCGAGTACCACATCGCTGTTGACTTGGCAGGCTTTGAAGACGAGACGAGCCGAGGTAAGAAGGTAAGACGAGACAACACAGCCATAGCTATCGTTAAAGTCGGTGAGTTTCAAGACGATCATGGCCCGTACAGCTGGTGGGTTAAAGAGATTATTGCAGGTCGATGGAGTCTGGACGAGACAGCTAGAAAGCTATTCTCTGCCGTCACCTTTAACCAGCCTAGAGCATTCGGGATCGAGAAGGGCATAGCTAAGCAGGCTGTCGCCTCTCCTCTGTCGGATATGATGCGTAGACACAACAAGTTCTTCCGTATCGAGGAGCTGAGCCACGGCAACAAGAACAAGG